GGTCCAAGACCTTGGCTACGAAACGCTTGATGACTTTGAAGGCAACCAAGAAGCCTTCGACCGTAACCCACAAGCGTTCGTTCAGATTACTGGCCGCACAGATACGACATCGCGCAAAGTCCTATACATCGAGGGCTATGTGTATGTTGACATGGACGGCGACGGGATTGCGGAACTTTGCCGCGTCTGCGTTGCTGGCTCGGCTAACAAGATACTGCACTACGAACCCTGCGACTTTATTCCGTTCGTAGACTTCTGCCCCGATCCAGAGCCGCACACATTCTTCGGTATGTCGATTGCCGACGTGACGATGGACATTCAGCTTATCAAGTCGAATATCCTGCGTAACACGCTGGACAGCTTGGCTCAGTCAATCCACCCACGCACGGGTGTTGTTGAAGGCCAAGTCAACCTTGAAGACGTAATGAACACCGAAGTTGGTGGCATCATCCGTATGCGCGCACCAGGTATGGTGCAGCCGTTCACTATGCCGTTCGTCGGACAGCAAGCCTTCCCGATGTTGCAATACATGGATGAACTGCGCGAGAACCGCACAGGTATTTCCAAGGCCGCATCTGGCCTCGATGCAAACGCGCTTCAGTCTTCGACCCGCGCTGCTGTTGCGGCCACGATTACCGCAGCGGCGCAACACATCGAACTGATTTGCCGTATCTTCGCTGAGACAGGCATGAAGGGCCTGTTCCGCAAGTCAATGCAGCTTATCACCAAGAACCAAGACGCGCCGCGCATGGTGCGTCTGCGCAACACGTTCGTTCCGATTGACCCACGGGTATGGGACGCGAACATGGATGTTGTCGTCAACGTCGCTATTGGCACGGGCAGCAACGAAGAGAAGATGGCGTTCTTAGGTCAAGTCGCAGCCAAGCAAGAGATGTTGATGCAGACCGGCGCGCCGTTGGTTGACATGCAAGGCTACTACAATACGCTGGCGCAGATGATGGCGCTGGCTGGATACAAAGACCCAACTGTATTCTTCAAAGACCCAGCCATGATGCCGCCCCCGCCACCGCCTGCACCACCGCAGCCGACACCGGAAGAGATGCTGTCTCAGGTTCAGATGGAAGCAATCCGTGCGGACATCCAGAAGAAGGCAGCGGAACTTGAGTTGCAGCGCGAAGAGATGCTGCGCAAGGACGACCGTGAGCGCGACAAACTTGACGCCGACCTAATGATTAAGGCGGCTGAACTTGAAGCTAAGTACGGCGCTCCGGTCAACACGGCTGGCATTGAAGCGATGATGCTGCGTGACCGTGAGTTAGTTCGTCAACAAAACGAAATGGATCGTGCGGCGACGCAAGCTGCGCAGGCTGTACAGAACGCGCAGATGGCACAGGCAGTTCAGCAAGCGCAGATGCCAACTGAAATGCAGACGCCCGTTGAACTCCCACCAGAAGGGATGATGTAATGCCCTTTGGTGATACACCCGGACTTAACGCTGGTTTCGGACGTCCAGATTTCATGATGCCAGTAGGCGAACTGATTACGTCTGCTCTATCTAACAAAGGAAACGCGACTGGCTTTGGTCAGGATAACACTTTCCGCGTCCGTGACGAACAAGAAATACGCATGGTAGACAACAAGGGCAAAGTGCTGTTTAGTGGCTTTGGCCCTGAAGCGGCCCGGCAAGCGGTCGCCCTAGGACAATCTATAACAGACGAAAAAGGTAACAAGGCTGGCTGGATGATCCAGACTGGCGACCGTTACCTTAACACCGACGGCAGTGTGGGCGGCACGCGCTGGAACGATGTTGCCCGCGAGAAAGTTAACGAGAACGTTCTCGGCAAGATTGCGGATGTGGCGTTGCCGATTGCCGCCAGCTTTATCCCCGGCGTTGGCCCAATTCTTGGCGCGGCTTTGGGTTCTGCGGCGTCAAGCGTTGCCCAAGGGCGCAGTCTAGAAAACACATTGCTCCGAGCCGGATTATCCGCTGCCAGTGCCGGTGCGGTAGGGGCTACTGGGGCTGATAAAGCACTTGGCGGCGTGTTGGGAGAAATCGGGGGTACAGTCGCGGGCAAGACTGCGGAAGAATTAGCAAAGCAAGCCACAGGCGACATCGTAGTCACTGGCCTTTCACAGGCGTTGCAAGGCGCAGGCGGCGCGCTCGGCCAAGCGGCTCTATCGGAAGCAGCCAACGCAGCTTCGCGTGCACTAAGCGGCTACCAGACACCCGCCGAGCAGTTTGCGCAACAGCCGTTACCGGAAGCGTTGCTACCGCCAGTTGATATGTACGCCGGTATAGAACCTATCATTGTCAGCGGCAACAGGGCCATATCTGGGTCTGGCTTACCGTTCGGAGCGGCGTTCTCTGTCCCTGTCAACGAGATGCTTTCGGGCGAATTGGCTGCAAACCAACCCAAAACGGCGGAAGATATCGAGGCCGAGCGGAACCCGATAGTTGTCGAGGCCAACGTGCCTACGGTAACGCCAGACCCCGGTCTAGGCTCCGCCCTTGCAGGTCTACCTGCGGTGCTCGGAACTCTCCCAATGGACGCTGCCCTTGCGGCGGAAGCACCGCCTTCTGGTAAAGATGGCGTTCTCGGCACTGGCCTGACCATACCGCAACTCCTATCCATTGGTGGTGTCGGGGCTGATCTTCTGCAAAGCCTTTTGGCTGGCGGTGGCGGCACAGGTACGGCAACGCCGTATGTCTCCCCATTTGGCACGGGCGCAGGCTTTGCCCCCCGCCAAGATATGCGCGTCAATCCGAACATCTCGGATTATGAGCGGTATGGTTTTGGCCCAGAAGCTATGTTCTTTCAGCCGCAGTATAGTGGCCTTCTTCCGGCAAACGCCCCTGCGCCACAAGCGCAGCCCGCGATGACCATCAACCCCGCTTTGATGCCGTTGATCTAATGGACCCTATATCAAAAGCTAACCACGCAAAGCGTCTTCTTGATGATGAACTTCTCAAGGAAGCGTTTGCCCAAGTGGAAAAAGATATTTTTGAAGAGTGGCGCATGTCGGGTTACGCCGACGACGACGCCCGCTCCAACATGTTTCACACGCTCAAAGGACTTGAGCGGTTGAAAGCCCGCCTACAGGCAATCCTTGACGACGGCTTAGTCGCCAAATCGAGGAGTTAACATTTAACAAAAAAGGTGCTATATGACGGAACAAGTCGGCAACCCCAGTGGTGGGATCGGCCTCCACGAAGCAACACTAGCCATCGACCAACTGCTTGGCCCGGATGAGGACAACCAAGACACGGACGAGGCGCAAGAGCCTGAAGAGGCTCAGGACGACGCGGATGAACCTGAAGCCGAGGAGTACTCGGAAGAAGAGGAAGACGAACAGTTCGACCGAGATGAAGAGGAAGACACAGAAGAGGTTATCGAACAGGAACTTCCTGACGATCTAACCATCAAGGTTAAACTTGACGGTGAAGAAACGGAAGTCACCCTTGACGAACTTCGGAAAGGTTATTCTCGTTATTCGGATTATACACGGAAAACTCAGGCACTAGCCGAAGAACGCAAGTCGTTCCATAGCGAAGCCGAAGCAATCCGTGTGGAACGCGCTCAATACGCGGAACTGCTCCCGACGCTTAAAGCGCAAATCGAGATGCAGTCCGAGGCTGAGCCTGACTGGGACAACCTTTATAATGAAGACCCCATTGAGGCAGCGCGGTTAGAACGGCATTGGAATAAGTCTCGTCAGGAACGAGCCGCTAAACTTCAGGCAATTAACACTGAACAGCAGCGGATTGCAGAAGAGATGAGCAAAGAGCAACAGCGGGCATTGGCTGACATTGTGCAGTCAGAGCGCGCCAAACTTACCGAAGTCATTCCTGAATGGAAAGACGAAGGCACAATGCAGAGCGAAGCTAAGGAACTTCGTGAATGGGCTTTGGCTAATGGGTTTAGCGAACGCGACCTAGGCGCACTGGTTCAGGCCACTCATGTTTCGATCCTACGCAAAGCTATGATGTTTGATAAGGGTTCTAAGAAAGTGGAAAAAGCAAAGGCACAGCCAAAGAAGGTTGCGCGTATTGTTCGCCCAGGTTCTTCAGGTACTCAAGTCAATAATCGTTCTACCGATGTAAAGAGAGCGTCCCAGCGCCTTGCGCGTACAGGCCGTGTTGCAGACGCAGCGGCCTTATTGGATAAACTCATTTAATAAGGATTTGGACTAATGGCTATTGTAGCAAATACATTTACCCGGTACTCCGCTATCGGTATTCGTGAAGACTTGTCGAACGTTATCTATAACATCTCGCCAGAAGAAACTCCGTTCATCTCGAACATTGGCCGCGAAAGCGTCAAGAACACCTACTTCGAGTGGCAGACAGACGTTTTGGCTGCGGCCTCAGCTTCTAACGCTGCACTTGAAGGTGACGATATTTCTTCGTTCACTGCTGTTTCGCCAACCACACGCGTTGGTAACTACACGCAGATCAGCACGAAGAACGTTGTTATCTCCGGTACGCTTGAAGCAGTCGATAAGGCTGGTCGTCGTAACGAAATGACCTATCAGCTTGCAAAGCTGGGTTCGGAACTGAAGCGTGACATGGAAAGCGCATTGCTTGCCAACCAAGCGTCTGTTGCTGGTAACACCACAACTGCACGTCGTACCGCTGGTCTGCCTGCATGGTTGACCTCGAACACCTCGTTCGGCACAGGCGGCGCAAACCCAACTGTAGGTTCGACCCCGACTGCTGCTCGTACCGATGGTACGCAGCGTGCATTCACTGAAGCCCTTCTGAAGGGTGTTATCCAGAGCGTCTGGACTTCAGGTGGTACGCCTAAGATGTTGATGGTTGGTCCGTTCAACAAGACCGCCGCTTCTGCCTTCACCGGCATTGCGACGCGCTTCCGTGACGTTCCTGCTGGTCAGCAGGCACAAATCATCGGCGCAGCCGACATTTATGTGTCTGACTTCGGTACGGTCAACATCGTTCCTAACCGCTTCCAGCGTGACCGTGATGCGTTCGTTGTCGATCCTGATTACGCATCGTTGGCAGTTCTTCGTCCAATCCAGAAAATGGACTTGGCGAAAACTGGCGATGCCGAGAAGGCTCTGCTCCTTGTCGAGTATGGTCTGAAGGTGAACAACCAAGCGGCTCACGGTATCGTAGCTGACTTGACCACCTCGTAATAAGGTATAAATGGGTGAGGGGGCCAAGTGCCCCCTCATCTAACTATTGAGGGTTTTATGACCAAACGCCTTATCAACGACGATGCTTTCACAGGTGTCAAAACTTTTTACGATTATGATGCCGGTAAGGACGAAGCGATCATCTCGAAAGAGCAAGACGTTTCCGCAATCATCGAGCAGAACAAACGCGAGTTCAACGAAGCGCCGGAACGCTGGGGTGAGTGGACAAAGGTTGGCAGCATTCCGATTTCAGTGTATTACGAACTTGAGCGCCAAGGTATTACACAAGACCAAGAGGCGATGAAGAAGTGGTTGAACGATCCAGATAATCGTTACTTCCGCACAAGGCCGGGGACTGTTTAATGGCGATTACGACGTATTCGGAGTTGAAGACCGCAGTCGCCGATTGGCTCAATCGGAGCGATTTGACTTCTGCTATTCCGAACTTTATCTCGCTTGCTGAAGCGCAGATGAGCCGCCAAATCCGTCACCGCAAGATGGTGACGCGGGCGACCGCAACTATGGATACGCCGTACTTTGCTGTTCCTGCTGACTGGAAAGAAACAATCCGGTTCCAGTTGAACACAAACCCTATCACGCCGCTGGTCTACGTCACGCCGGAACAGCTTCTCGAAGACAGCCAACTTTACAGTGCTGGCGGTCAGCCGATGTTCTTCACGACCGTTGGCCAGCAGTTTGAAGTCCTGCCGCAACCCGACGGATCGTATGCCGCGGAACTTCTCTACTACGCCAAGCTGACGCCATTGTCTGACGCAGCGCCGACTAACTGGCTTTTGACTGAAAGCCCAGACATCTACCTGTACGGCACGCTGGCTCAGTCCGCGCCGTACTTAAAGGAAGATGAACGCACCGCCATCTGGACTTCTTTGTATGAGAAGCTGGTAGAAGATATGCGCATCGCCGACGAGCGTGCGCGTATTGGTTCGTCTAAACTGAAACCCCGCATAAGGACATTCGGATGAGTTTTTCTAATTATCTTGAGAACAAGGTTCTCGGCCATGTGTTCGGTGCAACGCCATACACCGCGCCTGCGACGCTTTACGTTGCACTGTTTACGTCTGATCCCGGCGAGACTGGTTCAGGGACGGAAGTCTCTGGTGGTTCGTATGCGCGTCAAACGATTACGTTTACAGTCACGGCCAACCAAGCGTCCAATACGGCAGCTATTGAGTTTCCAACTTGTACTGCTGCATGGGGAACAGTGACCTACGCTGCGATCTATGACGCGGTAACTACTGGAAACCTTCTGGCTTATGGCGCGTTGACCACAAGCAAGACGATTGCAAGCGGTGACGTTCTCCGTATTCCTGCGGGCGACTTCGACATCAATCTGGACTAAGTAGATGGCTGGCTACGGCAGCGGTCTATACGGACGCGGTAATTATGGAATAGACCCTAAAGAGGCGTCTATTGCCGTAACTGCCGCGTCTAGTGTTGCCGTAACCGCCAATCGTGTTCAGAGTATTTCCATCGCGTCTAGCGCGGTATCATCCACAACTGTTGTGGCAAATCGTGTCCAGAGCGTATCTGCGACATCGACAGCCACATCGTCCACGACTGTCACCGCCAACCGGGTTGCGTTTGCGGCGATTACAACAACGGCAACATCTAGCGTCTCTGTCGCCGCTCAGAGGTTGGCTGTGGCCTCGATCACAGTTAATGCGCTGTCGTCTACATCTGTTACCGCCAATCGCGTCCAGAGCGTTTCCGCGACCGTTAGCGCGGTATCTTCTGTTAGCGTCTCGGCTATCCGCTACGCCAACATCGTGGTTTCATCAACTGCCACATCATCGACATCCGTTGCAGCGCAGAGAATTGCTCTTGCAAGCGTAACGGACACCGCGACATCAAGCGTATCAGTAAGCGCAAATCGTATTGCGCTGGCGGCAGTAACGTCAAACGCCACATCATCAGTAAGCGTATCGCTTCAAGGTGTGTTCCTTGTGATTGTCGCATCGAATGCGACGTCATCGACAAGCGTTACCGTAAACCGCCGAATGACGGTTGCCGCTAACTGTAACGCACAATCTAGCGTCACTATTAACGGCACAAAGAAGTGGGAGCCAGAGCCAATCACGCCAGAAACGTGGACGGCTGCGGCTGATACATCCGAGACTTGGACACCCGCCGAAGTAATTGCAGAAACTTGGACACCACAATCCACAACAAACGAGACATGGACGCCAATTTCTGATACAGCAGAAATATGGCAGCAAGCTGCGTGAGGACTTAAATGGCTGATACAACCACAACAAACCTTGGATTAACGAAACCTGAAGTCGGCGCATCCGCCGATACTTGGGGGACAAAGGTTAATACCGATCTCGATTTAGTCGATGCGCTCTTTGCGGCGGCTGGTACAGGAACTTCCGTTGGCTTAAATGTCGGTGCGGGCAAGACGCTGGCCATCGCGGGTAACGTCTCCGCCAATGGCGCGACGATCAGCCCTACGGAACTTAGCTATCTTGATGGTGTGTCATCCGCCATCCAGACGCAGCTTAACGCGAAGGCTCCGTCAAACAGCCCGACTTTTGTTACGCCTACCCTCGGCGCGGCTTCAGCCACCAGTATTGCCAACGCCCTTGGTGCGGTTGGCACGCCGTCCTACACCTTCACAGGTGATACCAATACGGGTATTTATTCTCCCGCAGCCGACACCCTTGCATTCGTAGAGGGCGGCGTCGAAGCCATGCGCATCGACAGCAGCGGCAACGTCGGGATTGGTGGGTCTTCGCCGGGCACGAAATTTTACGTTAACGGCGGCATTGCTATTCACGGCGCGTCTTTCCCAACAAGCGGCGTTGGCATAGAGGCGCTTTGGGATGGCACACAGTCTGTTATCCAGAGTTACAACCGCAATACTTCGGCTTATCAACCACTCCGCTTCGACGGCAGTGCGCTTCAGCTATTCACAAGCGGGACACAGAAAGCCATAATCACCAGCGCGGGTGATGTCGGGATTGGTACGAGTTCGCCGGGTGCGAAGTTGGATGTTTCTGGATCAGGGGTCTCTATTGGTGCGCGCATAACCAACACCACCGCCTCTGGCTTTGGAAGCTTTGAGTTCTCAGACGGCAGTAACACTAAGGGTCAAATCTGGGCGGGTAACGCAAGCTACGCTTCATTCGGCGGTGCAGGGTCGATGAACTATTCCGCCAACAGCGGACCGCATGTTTGGCATACAAACTACACAGAACGTATGCGCATCGACAGCAGCGGCAACGTCGGGATTGGTAACAGCGCACCAACCGCAAAGCTGCACGTTTTTGGTAACAACGGGACATTCGGTACAAACTCCTTCTTCGGCCTCAACGGGTCAACGGCAGGTATTGCCATTGGAAACAACGGGGCAATCGGTCTTATCCAAGGTCAGGCCACGGCGCTATCCGCTACCGCTGCTGATATTGGTATTCAGGTAAACGGCGGCAACGTCGGGATTGGTACGAGTTCGCCGGGTAAAAAATTAGATGTAGTGGGTCAGTTTCGTATTCAAGGGAACGCTGCTTCTGGGTACGCACTTGCTGAGTATGGAAGTTCTGCCACAGCCACCAACAACTGGCATGTAGGTTCCGAAGGCGATGGCACATTCCGTTGGTATAACGGAAGTTTCGGTGCTGGCACAGAACGTATGCGCATCACCAGCGGTGGTAACGTCGGGATTGGGAAAACACCAGCATTTGGCCTTCTCGACGTAAACGGCGCTATCTTTGCAACGGACGACGGAACTTATTCTTTTGGCCGCAATAATGGATCAAATAGCGGTGGTTGGAAGTTTGACAGCACAAACCCGTCAATCGTAACTTATGTCGGCAACGGCTCGGAACGTATGCGCATCGGCAGCGATGGACATGTTGGGATTGGGACAAGTTCACGTTTGGGTAGCAACGAAACTCTTTCCGTCAGCGCGATTTCGACATTTGACGGGATGTGGGTTAAAAACCTCGAACCAGCAGCGGCTACCACATTCATATGGAACGCTGGAACCACGGGTAATAACTCGTTTATCATCTTTGCTACTGAAGGAACTGCGACTGCTCGTGGGTCTATCTCTTACAATCGCGGTGCTGGTTTAGTTTCCTACAATACCACTTCGGATTATCGAGCAAAAGACATTCTCGGCCCAGTTACAGATGCAGGCTTAATTATTGATGCGCTCAAGGTTTACGCCGGTAAGATGCACGGCGCGACAGTTGTCCGACCAATGCTTGTCGCTCACGAAGCGCAAGAGGTTGTGCCTTATGCAGTCACGGGCGAGAAGGATGCCGTTAACGAGGATGGCACTGATAAGCATCAGCAGATGGATGTATCTTCGCTTGTTCCATTGCTAATTGCAGAAGTTCAAGCACTACGTGCCCGCGTGGCCGAATTAGAAGGAAAGTAAAATGGCAGTTGTAAACACATGGAGCGTCGTTCAGCTTGACGCATACCCCGAAGCTGAAGGCCACAACGATGTAGTCTTTAGCGTCCACTGGACCTTAAATGGCACAGACGGCGAACACACAGGACACGTCTATGGCACCGCTGGCGTTACGCTCGACGCAGATGCGCCGTTCGCCCCCTACGCCTCGCTGACAGAAGCACAGGTAATCGGTTGGGTTAAGGACGCACTCGGTGAAGAAGCGGTTGCTGGTTTTGAAGCCAGCGTTGCAAAGCAGATTGCCGATCAGGCCAACCCGCCTGTCGTGCATCCCGCGCTTCCTTGGTAAAGGTCTACGTCGATGGATATGTCATTCGGCATTGATACGCTTCTCACAATCGTCGCTGGCGTCTTCGGCCTTATCGGCGTGTGGACGCAGTTGAGCAATCGTCTCGCAATTCTTGAGACGAAGTTGGATTACGGCGAGGAAAAGTTCAACGCCATCGACAAGAAGTTTGATGAGGTCATGATGCACCTCCGCCGGATTGAAGACAAACTAGATCATAAGGCAGACCGATGAGTTTCTTAAACCAATTTGAAAGCAACGCCGAAGGCGTAAACGATACCGTTGAGTTTGTTATTCGCGTGGCCATTGTCACGCTATCGGCGGTTATACTCGTTGTGGTACTCGCGCTCGTCATCGGCCTATTTGTTCCGAATGATGTAGTGGACAGCACCGCAATCCTCGACACGGTTAACCCAGCGTTCCAGACAATCATCGGTGCGTTTGTCGGATTGCTTGGTGGCTTGAGCCTCAACGCCAATGCGCGTGACAAGAAGCCGGAAGAACCTGCGCCGGAAGAGCCAACACCTGAGCCAGAAGCGCCCAAAGCCTACGACGATCCGAACGGCACGGTCTTTGTTGACGAGCCTGAAGAGGACGATGACATGGAGCCTTGGGAAAAGTACCGCAACGACTTACGCTATGACGTTAACGGCGATGGCGTAGTTGACGCAACCGACTTCCCTGATTGGCGTAACCCGGCAGCGTAATGGCGGGCGACCTATCTACCGTTGAACTAATCGGCCAGCTTTGGCCGCTTGTTCTCGCGTTCATCTCGCTGGTCATCGTCCTCGCCAAGATGGATGTGCGCCTTGGCGTAACGGAAGAGAAGATCAAAACGTTGTTTGAATTGTGGAATAAGGGAAAAGATAAGTGAGCCTTGTTGAACTGCAAAAGAAAATCGGAGTAACGGCAGATGGAGCATTTGGCCCAGGCACGTTTAAGAAAGCTGCGGCTTTTTATAAACTATCACCTGATCGTGCTGCACATTTTTTCGCTCAAACTGCGCATGAAAGTGGCGGCTTCAAAGCATTCTCGGAGAATTTGAACTATGGCGCAAAAGGACTTCGCGGCATTTTTAGGAAGTATTTCCCTACTGATGCAATGGCTAAAGCGTATGAACGCCAGCCAAAAAAGATTGCTAATCGGGTATATGCAAATCGTATGGGCAATGGTGATGAAGCGTCTGGGGATGGCTGGAAGTTCCGTGGACGTGGCGCTCTCCAACTTACTGGAAAAGCAAATTACCAAGCTTTCGCCAACTACATCGGACGACCCGAAGTAATGGACAACCCCGACCTTGTGTCGGGCGAACTGTGTTTTGAAAGCGCCTTGTGGTTCTTTGACCGCAACAAACTGTGGTCGATCTGCGACCAAGGCGTTAGCGAAGGCGCAATCCTCGCGCTGACGAAGCGCATTAACGGCGGCACGCACGGCCTTGATGACCGCAGGGCCAAGACAAAGAAGTATGCAGCATGGCTTTAATTCCTAATCCCGTAGTGCTTTACGCGTTGGGTGGCGCACTTATTATCGGTACCGTTTCTGGGTACAAAGTCCGTGACTGGCAGTGCGATGCCGCTTATTCCAAGGCTCTGGAAAAAGCCGAGAAGCTGCGCGTCAAAAAACAAGAGGTAGTATATGATGTCTCACAAACCTATGAAACCGAACGAGATCAAGCCGATGTGGTGGCAACCGAACGAACCAACACCATTCGTGAAATATACAAAACGGTTCCTGCCGTTGTTGCTGATTGCTCTGCTCCTGACGCTTTGCGCCGGTTGCTCGAAAGCGGTGTCCGTGACGCCAATGCCGCTTCCTCCGGCAAACCTAGCAGCGAAGTGTCCGACCCTGAGTAACCCGCCACTGGTATTGATCGACCCTGAGCGGGCGCTTTGGGAAGCGGATGTCATCGCAAAGTATACAGACTGTAGCGCGAAGCATCGCTTGACGGTTCAAGCATGGGTAGAGGCTGTAAAAATCTCCAAATAAGTGATATAAGAACTTTAGTCTTAGACACAGGTAATTAAATGGCGCTCATTCCTATCAGTATCCCGCCGGGTGTATACCGCAACGGAACCGAACTAGATAGTTCTGGCCGGTGGTATGACGTGAACCTTGTGCGCTGGGTTGAGGGGATGATGCGTCCCGTTGGTGGATGGCAGGCTCGAACGTCTACGGCTCTTAGCGGCAAAGCCCGTGGCATGATTGCATGGCGCTCTAACAACAGCACCCGCTATATCTCTGTTGGCACGCATTCCAAACTCTACGCAATAACGCAATCAAGCGTTATCGTTGATATTACGCCTGTCGGCTTTGTTGTCGGCAACGCGAATGCTACTGTTGGTGGTGGCTATGGCGTCGGTCTTTACGGTGCGGGCTTCTACGGTACACCACGCCCAGACGTTGGCGTTGTCACCCCGGCTACCACATGGACGCTTGACACATGGGGTGAGTATCTCCTTGGTTGTTCTAACTTTGACGGCAAGATTTATGAGTGGCAGTTGGACACGGCAACACCGACAAAAGCTGCGGCGCTAACGAATGCGCCAGTATCTAACACAGGCGTTCTTGTCACTAACGAACGCTCCGTGTTTGCTCTTGGTGCGTCTGGCAACCCGCGTAAAATTGCATGGTCCGATTTTGAGAACAACACAATCTGGACCGCAGCATCTACGAACCTTGCCGGTAGCCTTGAGTTGCAGACAAGTGGTAAAATTATCACAGCCAAGCGTGTTCGTGGTCAAGTCCTCGTTCTTACGGACATTGACGCGCACGTCGTCTCCTATGTCGGCCAGCCATTTGTATATACATCTGAGTTTGCGGGTCGTGCTTGCGGCCTTGCTGGGCCTAACGCCATTGCTGTTCAAGATAATT